CAAGTACGCCGATATGGCGGCGGTTATGGATGCCGTGATCGAGCCGTTGACCGCTTGCGGGCTTATCCTCAGGCAACGTACGGTGTTTGATCGGGCGGCGGAAGTCACGGTGCTTGTGACGAGCCTGATCCATGTAGCCTCGGGCGAGTCCGAGACGCAGGAAATACCATTGTTTATCGACGAGAAGCCACAGACATTCGGATCTCGCCTGACTTACTTCAGGCGGTACTCAATCCTGACACTTCTTGGCCTGGCTCCAGAAGACGACGATGGCCTGGCCGCAATGCCACAGGTCGTTGGACATGACTCGCGATCTGATCGGCGGCAATTGGAATACGATAAGCGCCCGGTTCAAGATCGCAGGCCCGCTCATCAAGAGCAGGATGATGGCGGCGGAGATATGGGTGATTGTACCGACTGCGGGGCGCCAAGACGGATGTATAAAAACGGCAAGCCGGGATGTTCCAAGTATTGTTGGAAGGACAGGGCACCAGAACAATCTCGCCAACCAGCAAGGCGGACACCAGCCGCCAGAGACGACAGAGACGCAAGAGACGATAGAGACGACAGAGACGACAGGTACGATGAAAACGGAACCCCATTCTGACCTAAGCACGGAGGAGCAAGAACATGCTTGTACTGGCACGGAAGACCAATGAGAAAATCGTCATCCACGAAAACGGGCGACTGATCGCAACGATCAACCTTGTAGACCTGCGGGGCGACAAAGCCCGAATCGGATTTGAAGCCGAATCGTGCATCGCAATTGATCGCGAAGAAGTTTATCTCGCAAAAACCCGAAAGGCCGAAAGCCTTGAACAACCGCAAATCCTTGACCTCTAAAGGTCGAAACGAAAAAATTGAACCGCCGGGGAGACAAACCCGGCGGTCACTTACCAACGAGAGACAACAACCAATGGCCTCGATCAAGAAAGTCCGGGAGAGACGAAACAAGATCGGAGAGGCGTCTGACGCTTGCACGCAACATCATCACCATTATTGTTGTCCGGTTGACAAGGTAAGTCAAGCGGGCAACCGAAAAGGGGCTGGAATGAAGGATGAGCAGGGGCGATACGTTTCGATACCTATGGACATATTTAGGAGAGTCGAAAACGTGGTTGACGCCGTAATCTACGGGTACATTGCAGGATGGGAGAATTCCACCAAGCGGGCGAAAGTTGCGTTACATGCGGGCCGGGAGCGGATCGCAACGGATTTGAAGATCGAAGCCAAAACGGTTACACGATCCTTACAGCGACTCGAAAAGATCGGTTTAGTTGCCTACAAAAGGTATCCGAGAGGCATCTGGGTCACGACTAGAACCGATGTGATCAGGGCATGGCAACAGGCTAAAGTGATAGGACAAAATGTCCCATCACAAAACGAAGTGATAGGACAAAATGTCCTATCTACTAGATCGGACAAAAAGTCCTATCACGATGGACAAAATGTCCCATCTAATAATATAACCCCTCTTCCTTCGGAAGGTATTATAACCCCGCAAGTAGCCTACGGCGGCGGCGGGCCTGAACCGTTTGAAACCGTCTCAGACGCAATCCTGCCCGCATCAAAGCCAACCATCATCCCCGAATCTCTCAAGGGGCTCGCCATTCAAGCCGGGCCGATCGCGGAACGCTGGATCTACGCACACATTTCAAGCGGCACCTCGACGGACGATTGGAGGCTATTGGCGGTCCTAAGGGAAGTGGCGGCGATGGCCAGTACGATTCGCAGCCCGAAGATTCTGGAACTCAAGTTTAACGACCTTCCAGAGGAGAAACCCGCCCCCGCCAAGCCGGAACGGATCACGACAAAAGATGGCAAGCGGGTCAAGATCAACGGTGAATGGCTTGACGCCGCAAGACCATATCCAAACCAACCGCCATTGAAACCTTCTGCCGTTCCGTTAGCGGGCGTGTTCGGCAAGGAGTCGATAGTTCTAACGCCGGAAGACGCCAAATCAAAGAAGGAGGCGGCAGACGTCAAGCAGAAGAAAGTCAATGAACAGAACGCCAAACGCGAAGAGGAGCGAACACTCGCTTATCAACTTTCAGAACGACGAAAGAAGCGGACAAACGAATTACTGGCACAAGGCAAATCCCTGATGATAGCGGCGGACATCTGCCGAACCGAAGGGCTTATGGCGGAGACACTCGACCGATGAATTACCAGACAACAACATGCGGGATGTGTGACGGCATTGGCATGATCATCGCTCCACAGATGACAAGATCGCCAGTAGGAGGATCAAGTCGATTGTCAAACCGAGCCTTCCGCTGTTCCTGCTATTCGGGCCAAAGATATTTAAGCTCTCAACTGGCAAACGAGGAAGTCGAACGGCACGGGATCGAACAGGTGCAGGAATCAATCTCTAAGACAATCGAATGGTACAGACGCCTTGGTCTGGACTTCGAAAACGACGACCAAGAGGTTTTACTTGATGCCGCAAGAGCTCATTTTCGTGGATATGCTACCGAAAAATTGTTTCGGAATGTCTCACAAAGGGACGACAAGACGGAATGTATTTACGTAGGACCAAAAACAATCCGCCAATAAAACGGATTAACTTCTTGACCTCAAGACCACAAGGGATTAGTATCCGCGAGCCAACAGCAATAAAACAGCAACAGTGAAGGAGCACTCCAGTGGAAGAACGCGACGAGCTTTATGTGGCTTGGGTAGTTGAAACCCGAATGAATGAATTCGCCGCTCGCGGCGTTACAGCCGACTGGGATTGCGTAAAAATTCAAGCGAGCCGGCAAGTCCTGGCCGCAACTGAGCAGGACAAATGGCCGGGCTTATTGCTCTCAGCCGATGCAAATTTGGGAACTGACGAATGAAAACGCCCGCCAAACCAAGGCCATTGACGACAAGGCAAATGCTTTGTGCCAAGATCATCCTCGATTACCACTCCAATAACGGGTATTGGCCTTTACTTAGCGATGTGGCCGAAGCGATGGGTGGCATTAATCGTTCAGGTGTTGCGGGCCACCTCAAGGCGTTAAAGACGAAACAGATCTTAGAATCAGTTGCGTCAAGAGCCTTTAAAATACTGCCGCTATGCACAGAAATATTCAGCCCAATGAAAGGCGAAAAGCATGTATCAGGTGGGCGACGAAGTCCGGGACAACTCAGTCCCAAACTCAAGCCAAACCGGGCGAATCGTGTCGATAAAAACAAAGCGGGAGAATAACAGGACGAGGCAATTTTTGATTTGGGTCAAATACCCATTTCTGGACGCACATGTCGTTTATAAAGATTATCAAGGATTGATGGTGGTCCGAGAAGCAATCACAACAGCCAACGGGAGTAATTGGGATGTCGAGTGAAACGATGGAAGCAAAAACCGAAATAGTCGCACTGAACGGAATGACTGCGGCGGAGCTATACGGAAGCCAGGACAAGATTGACCAGATTCTGGCTCGCATAAGCGAAGAAGCAAAAAAGCTGCCGAAAGATCTCGATCTCTCAGTGGCCAAAAACAGATCGGCAATCGTCTCGACCGCCTTTAAAGTGGTTCGATCCAAGACATTCCTTGACGACATCGGCAAGACGCTGGTGGCCGATCTCAAGGCTCAGACTGCGGCAATTGATGGCGAACGCCGAAGAGTGCGGACAGCCCTTGATACGCTTAGGGATGAAATCCGCCAACCGCTTGAAGCGTGGGAAAAACAGGAAGCAACCCGGCTGGCCGGGCACGAAACTGCGATTAGGACTATAGCGTCATTCAGGATATTGTTAGGACCAACAGCCGAAGCGATTGAACTGGATCTCGAAAAAGTCGAAAGTATCTTTAAAAATCGCGATTGGGAAGAATACGCCCCAAGGGCGGAAAAGGAATACAACGAGTTTAACAAGTTGTGCCGTGCGGAACTGGATAAGATGGCTTTGCAGGCGGAGCTTAAGGCCGAACGGGCCAAAATGCTCGCCGAAATTGAGGCTGAACGGACCAAGCTCAAAGCTGAACGTGATGAGCTCAACCGGACAAAAGCGGCGATGGCGGCGGCGAACGCTTCAAGCCTGATAGTTCCAAGCCCGGTAGTTATTGAGCCCGAACCGATACCGGCGATTACTGTCAACAGTAAATCAAAAACCTACACGGAACTCAACGAATCAACCTTCCTGCTGATGGCTCATGCTATCAAATCCCTTCTAGTACTATTGGACAAGCACGTTATGCACGAACTGCCGACTGCTGATTCGATGATCATTGCCAAGGCAATTGAACTCCGCCAAATCGCATTGGCTGAAGCCAAACGGTCTGGAATCCTAACCGAAGTTTAAGAGGTAAAAATGGAACACAAATCAGTCTCGCAATTATCGTTCAACTCAATCCTGCATAAACTCAGGGTGATCGCCGAAAGGCTTGAATTTAACGACGATGAAGACGAAGAGCCTTACGGCAAGCTTATTGATGTGCAAATGGACGAGATCGAAGAGACCGCAAGGAAGCGGATAGACGGAACTTCGGAAGACTTAGAATACGCGAATACGATGAGAATAAATGAGGACGCTATGCTGGCTTTGGTCGGATACTATCGAAACAACCAACTCGCAATTAAAGAGATCATGGATGCACGAAAGCGTCTCAATGAGTGGGGCGAAAGGAATTTGTGAGGAAGCATGGCGGGCTCTTTGAACAGTCCACCCGCCAAGCGGAGTCAGCAGAAGGATCTCCAGCCACGGATGGCAGGCTCCAAGGATAAGCCATGCGAAAACCACAGACAGGCCGATATATTCCGGCTCCAATAGTTCACCATCCATCCGGGATGAACAGCATCTTCCACGGCAGAGCAATCAGGGATTTGTCGCCACTTGACCATATCAGCCGTGTCGCAGATAAATGGTTCAATCTGGCGGACAGCGAAATACTCGAAATCGTCAAAATTCAGAGGCAACAAAAGGACTTAGGAGTCACGCAACATGAAATCGAACAACGTCTACGAGTATCAAAAGGCTTTAAAACAGCGAGTGCGGATGTACGAGGAATTCGTTGAAAAACGTGGGAAGATACCGACAGATAAACAGATCTGTGTTATGCCAACCCCACCCGACGATTTAGTCAACGCATTCAAACAGGGCACGCTCATTTATGGCACACTGAAATGTCAGCACCAAATCACGGAGATGTACGCTGTCCATGCTCGCAGAATCAAGCAGGAAAAGACCAAAGAGCGATTGAGGGATCATGAACGCTCTATGCGTCTGGCCTCATTCGCAACCAACGCATCAAACAGCACGCACGAACTCAAAATCAAGGGACGATAAATGATACCGCAATTGCCGCCTGAATTCCTACGGTTCGATTCAATCACAGAAGCCCACAAGACAGGCAACATCGAAGATCTAACCAACGCCGTCAAAGCCAATCAGGCGAACCACAAAAGCCTGATAAGGGGACTGGATGAACAGCGGGCAAGATACTGGCCGGAATACAGCGCCATGAACGATTACCTTTGGGCTCTTGAAGCGGCAACCGGGCCGGAACCAGTCGCGGACATCTACGAGGCAAGAGCGGCCATTCTAAGTTACTATAACGCCAAGATATCGGAACAACCATGAATCATTGGCTCCTAACCAACACAAAGCAATGGGCCACAATTCTCGGTCCAGATGCAGAACACGGCAATTTTGAAGCGATGCTTGGAACAATTAGTAAAGACAAAAACGCACCCGGATTTATCTTGATGTCCGAATGGCATACGGCGACAAGATTCAAAACATTCGAAGAAGCCAAACAGCATTGCGAGAACCGTATTAACCAAGAGGATCAAGAATGAACGGACACTATTTAGAACTTGCAGAATACCTAACGGGCGACGACTTAGTAGCCTTTGCGCTGGACGAGTTACACCAAACCAGCGGCGGGCATCGGGGCCTAAAACGGTCCGACATCTGGAAAGAAACGGTCTTAAAAGCAGCCGCATGGAGGAGAGACGCAAGCTCTAAAGATGACCAGATTGGAACCCGAAAGCCAAGCCGGGGGGCCAAATGAGCAAAAACACAATTGAAGATGGGTATTTTACCGTCGATGAACTTAAAACCATCAACACCCCAAACGCATCACAAGTATGCAGGGAATTGGCTTTAAAAGCGGCAAATCTACGAAAAGAATCTTGTCGTTTGCACGCCTACAAACAGCCAAACCCTGTCGATCTTTTTCAAAAGGCAAAAGACTACGAGGCGGCATACAACACAGCATATTTCAACTCTCAATGTCCTGATTGTCAGAACTATCGTTCCCTGATGACAATCGAACCATACTTGATCGCAGCAAATCCACGCGAAATCCTGTTTTTGGCCGAACGGCTCAAAATCCTTGAAACGATGGTCCTGTTTTACAAGCACCTCAACATGACCGAGACCAAAGCATGAACGCCCAAAACTCAAAGCCAAAGGCAAGAGTCAAGCCAAAGCCTGAACTGCCGAAAGATATCGACTCAAAGCACGAACTGGCTTACCTGAGAATACTTGAAGATCAACACCGTTTGCAGGAAATCCGGGCCTATTACCTCAAGCCTGGAAGCCTCAGAACAGGCACAGGCGTGCGATACGAACCGGACTTCATGGTCATCACAAACCAAGGATATATCGAGTACCACGAAGTAAAGGGTGCGACCCGTTTCGCTTCCAAGGGGATCGCCAAGCTAAAAATGGTGGCTCATCTATTCCCGGACTTTTGCTTTGTGCTGGTCAGGGGCTCAGAGATCAAAGATAAGCACGTTTTGACGGGCAAGATCACTAAGCGGGTCACGTTTGTATGCGAGGACATTTCGTGATCCGACAAGAATTTCAGGCATTTACAGACGCCCACGAACGGCCGTACGCCAATTTGAATACGAAGGCTTGCCGGCCTGATAAAACTTGACTTTTAGACGCCTAGACAAGTATATATGTACTAACAAGGTAACACCTGAGAGGATACCACATGGCATTGAAAACGCTTGCGATCAAACTGGAAACAGTCTCGCCGGACCCCGCAAACGTCCGACGACACCCCGAAGACAACATCAAGTCCATCATGGCTAGTCTTAGAGCTTTTGGGCAGCAAACCCCAATCGTTGTTGATGCCCGAAACATCATACTTAAAGGCAACGGCACCTATGAAGCAGCCAGACGTCTAGGATGGGACAAGATTGATGCCGTACGAACCACGTTAGACGGATCATCTGCCGTTGCTTACGCGATTGCGGACAACCGCACAGCCGAAAAAGCGGAATGGGATAACTTAGCTCTCGGCAAAACCCTGAGAGAACTTGAAAGCTCGCTTGATTCAATCGAAATCACAGGTTTTACCTCAAAAGAGATCGACAGATTGCTTGATGACGCAGCAAGCCAGATGCTTCAGGACTCCGTGTTGTCGCGGGACGAAGACGACGACGAAACCCACGACGAAGAAGAACGCAACGAAACAGACGAAGAAGTGCCTGACGCATTTGGCGTCAGGACGCTTGTACTTGCCTACACCGGATCTGAGTTTGAAGAAGCGCTGTCGATCATAAACGCGCTGAAATCCAAAGACGTCTCTGTCACGAGCGGTATTGCGGTACTACGAGCTTTAAGGAGCTATGCACAACATGTCTGATGAATTCTTGGTGATTGAGTCCGGACAAACAACCGAAGGCGGGGACCCAAAACACCCATGCTTAGGTTGTTTGATTACAGGGTGGGACAAAACGTCCGAAATACTTGAAGGCGACACAGCGTATGTCTACGCATTCAACGCAACGGTTCTGGTAAGCACGCCATCTCGTCGCCATGCTATCCGCCCGGGCGAATACGGACGTTTTGCTGGCCCCGCAAAATTCACAAACGTAAACGTGACAGAAGAAAACGGCGGGCATTTTGTCGCCGTCAAAAACAACCATTCAGGCACAACGCTTAAGGGCGGGCCAATTGAGCAGACGGGTAGGCTTCGCTATATCGACGGATGCACCGACTCACTGCTTTTGCCACCTGATAAATACGGCGACCCGTGTTTAAACCACCTTCACTTCCCGAAAGGGATTGACCAAACGATGCACATCCATCCATCTGCAAGGATCGGCATCGTTGCCCGAGGTCGTGGTGTAGCAATCACGCCAGACAACGAATATGCGTTAATTCCGGGCCTCGCTTTCGTCATCACGCCTGGCGGTCTTCACCGATTCAGAACAGAAGGCGAAACCATGGACGTAATCGCATTTCACCCCGAAAGCGATTTTGGCCCGCAGGATGACGACCACCCGATGGTCAACCGGACAATCGTAGACGGTGTATCAGCGGCAAAGATCAAAAGTATCAGAACTATTTGAATACAAAACTTGGCGGCAACCGCAAAACTAAACAATTGCGGTTGCGGTCAAAATGAGACAAGGTGATTAACAGTGGCTGACTTGTTCAAAACGCTTTCGTGTGACGTCTGGACGGCGGCAAAATATCGGGTTCGTGTTGCTTACGAAACTTACGACAATGTTGTCGTTTCGCTGTCAGGCGGCAAAGATTCGACAGCAGCACTTCAAGCGACAATAGCCACAGCGAAGGAACTTAGACGGTTGCCCGTAGAAGTCCATTTTTACGACGAGGAAGCGATCCCGCCCGAAACAGTCGAGTATGTCGAAAGGGTCAGAAAGCTGCCCGAGGTATGTTTGAAATGGTTCTGCTTACCTTTAAAGGCTCGAAACGCTTGTTCTGCGACATCGCCTGACTGGTATCCATTCCACCCTGACGAAAAAAACATTTGGGTGCGACCCCTACCCGCAAACGTCATTACAAAACATCCCGACTTTCGAATGGGGATGGAGATTGTCAACTTTTCGTCGTTTATGCTTGCAAAACGGGCCGAATCGACTGCGTTAGTCATGGGTATTAGAATGCAAGAGTCGATCACACGATTGCGGGCTATCCAGCACAAATCAGACTCTGAACGCGCTTTCTTTTCGCCATCAGACAAACATAAAAACGTAGTCAAATGTTATCCGGTATACGATTGGCTTGCGGAAGATATCTGGACTGCTCCGCAACGGTTTGGATGGGATTATAATAGAGCCTATGACGTTATGCAGAAATCAGGTTTGTCAATCGGATCGCAACGATGCTCGCCGGCATTTGGCGAACAGCCAATACGAGGATTGCACAGGTATGCGACATGCTGGCCAGATTTATGGGAACGAATGATCCACCGAGTGCCAGGAGCCGCGACAGCAGCCCGATACGCCAATACGGAACTTTACACAGGCCTTGGTGCAAAAGAATCGGACGTTTCGTGGAAAGCTAAATTCGAAATCGGTTTTGCTCGATTGACGACTGACTCAAAAGACGAAATCCGGACGGCTATACGAAAAGTGATTCAATATCACAATCGGTTTACGCCTGACGTAGTGCCTGACCACGAACCACATCCAGAAACCTCTCTCTGCTGGCGAAAGCTGTACAAAATCGTTTTGGCTGGCGGAAACAAGTTTGGACGCCAAGAGCAGAAGCTGACCAAAGATATCGTGAATCACAGAATCAAACTGGAAGGAAGCGGCAAATGAAGGTAGGAACTGACAATCAACCAATCGGCAAAGTCGTTTGGATCGACAGATCAAAACTCAAAGCGAACGATTACAACCCGAATCGTCAATTCGGACCGGAACACGAACTCTTGAAACGCTCGATCATCGAAGACGGATGGACCCAACCGATTGTTGTCCACGCAGGAACGAGAGTGATTATTGACGGCGAACATCGTTGGAAAGCGTCAGATGATCCGAGGATCAGAGAGATGACTGGATCGCTCGTCCCGGTCGTGTTTGCCGAAGCTTCACGATCACACGCACAATTCTCAACTATTCGCCACAACCGCGCACGAGGCCAACACGGGGTACGCCCGATGGGCGATATCGTCGTCGAGTTGATTAAAGCCGGAAAGTCGGTGAAGGACATCAAAATCCAACTTGGCATGGAGACCGAGGAAATTGCGCGGCTTGCAGAAAGCCGAGGATTACCAGTTTTGATTGGAACAGACAGGGAACTGGCAAAAGCACGAATACCAAAGAAGTGGACACCTTACAGCAAACGAAAATCCGTCATAACCGCGAAGGTAAAAAAGACCAAGGCAGAGCCATGACTCCGGCCAACCCATACCCATTATGGATAGAAGCAGTCAAGAAGACAACACTGAACAGAGCAAACAAATGACCAATACGCCTCCAGATGCCCCCCCCGAAAAAGGGGAAAGGGGCGAAAGCGAGACAGACATTTATGATCTTACCAAACGCTCTGCTATCAAAATGGTTCAAAAGGCACTCAATCAGCGATGGAACATTCCAGACAAACTTTTAGAGGCCCTGCCTCTCATGCTTGTTCAAGAACTCAACAAGACCACCGTAGTGCGTAACAAGATAGCCCTGACGCGATTGCTCGTGACAATGGCGAGCGAGAATCGGGCGACCGCTCACATGGGACTCCAAGCCGTACAGGGGCCTTCAGCAGCGGTTTCTGTCACCGTGAACGGTGCGGAAGACGTTACAGTGGATCAAAAGCTATCTGTCGAGGATATTACGGGTGTTATCAACGAACTACGATTACTTGGCATCGTTGATATGCAAAACCCAGAACCTCAAATACCCGCCTCACAAGCCGACTAAAAAACAAAGAGCCTTTTTAGCGTTAGCAAGAACAGGCCAATACCGCGAGATATTTTACGGAGGGGCGGGCGGCGGCGGCAAATCAGACGCCCTTCTTATGCTGGCTCTTCAAGACGATTGGCTTCAGGATTCAGACTATTCTGCTTTGATACTGCGGAAGACGTTCGTGGACCTGAACCAGCCGGAAGGCATCCTCAACCGCGCTCAAGAGTGGTTGTTCGGTCGAGAAGGCGTGACATGGCAGGCACAGCACAACCGCTTCCAGTTCGACACTGGGGCGGTCCTTCAGTTCGGGCACTGCAACGGTCCAAAGGACCACCTGAAATACCGGGGCGGCAAGTACAATGTCGTTCTATGGGATGAACTTACCGACTTCCCCGAAGAGCAGTACACGTTCCTGTTCAGCCGCCAGAGACGACCGCTCGGCTCGACATTGCCGCTCCTAACAGCGGCGGCATCAAACCCCGGAGGAACAGGTCACGCTTGGGTACGATCACGATTCGTTAAATCCCAAACGACTGGGCGAATGTTTATTCCAGCCTCTTACCTGGACAACCCCCACCTTGACCAAAAGGCTTACGGTGAAACGCTTGACAATCTGCTACCGACTGAACGAGCCCGGATCAAACACGGGGACTGGGACGTTCTCGACGGTTCAGCTTTGTTTGATCGCAGATGGTTCAAAGTGGTCAATCAATTACCGGAAGGGCCGAGGTTAAGCGTACGGTCGTGGGATACAGCGGCAACGCCCGGCGGCGGCGACTACTCGGTTGGGCTACGAATGCACAAGATCGAAGACGAGTATTTCATTGATTCGATTGTGCGCGGCCAATACGGCCCATCGGATTTAGATAGGATTCAACGCGAAACAGCCGAATCCGATGGGGAGGATGTCATAATCTTGCTCGAACGGGAACCGGGAAGCGCCGGCAAACGGGTCAACCAGTTTATGCGTCAACAACTTGAAGGCTACATTGTTTTTGAAGAATCAGCGTCAGGCGACAAATACTTCAGGGCCACACCATCCGCAAGGGCTGCGTCGAACGACAAAATCCGGTTAGTCAAAGGATCGCACATAACTGCCTTCATGGACGAAGTCCCTGCCTTTACGGGCAAGGTTGGAGTTGATGCCCATGATGACATCGTTGATGCGATGAGTCTCGGATTCAATTATCTATCAAGACGGGTCGGAATGTCGTTAGTATAGGGATACACACCTCAAGGGGACTAACAGATGGCGAACATTCCAAACATGATCGGGCGGGCGGTAAACTCGATCGGCACATGGGCATCGGCTCCAGCACGATTCCTATTCTCAGGCCGGGGCGGCGGCGGCGGATTCTACGCGATTCGGGCGACCCAAATCCCATCAGCACGATTCAATTGGGTAGGGGAAGCAGGCGACTTCAGGCAAAACCCGGTTGTGGCTTTAGGTCTCGATTGGATCACTCGCAACGCAACATCCGTTCCGTTGGAACTCTGGATCAAAACCAAATACGGTGAAGACGTCCAACTAGAAGGGCACCCGCTTCTTGATCTGATTAAGAACCCAAACCCGATATATTCGGGGCACGCCTTACTGTCAGCGACGATCATCGACACGCTTTGTGTCGGCAACGGATACTGGACAATCGTTCCAAACGCAGGCGGGCGGGTGGCTGAACTTTACTGGCTTGATGGCCGATACATGGCGCCTGACTTCCCTATTGATGGTTCTGTTTATTTGAATGCTTGGAAGTATATACCGGCAAGCACCGGACGTCCCGAAATTTTTGATCCAGCACAAATTGTCGAATTCAAAAAGGGTATTGATCCGTGGAATGACCGCCTTGGTTATTCGCCTCTACTGGCCTGCTGCCGGGAAGTGGCGTTAATCAACATGATCTCAGGTTATACCGCAAGCATCCTGAAAAACGTGGGTGTAACCAACATGGTTATTTCGCCAACAGGCGAAAACGCACTCAACAAGACTCAGGCGGAAACGCTCAAACAATCAATCATGCAGTCGATCGGCTTGGATCGGCAAGGCCAACCACTCATTCTGACATCTCCAGCTTTAGTCGAATCGATCGGCACAAAACCCGCCGAAATGATGCTTCCAAACGTAGACGGAATCGCAGTCGCACGCATCTGTTCGGCAATGGGCGTTTCGCCAATGGTCCTTGGCCTGCCGGATGAGGGCAGGACATACGCCAACTACAGAGAGGCTCAACGCGCGGCGTGGATGAATTCAATCATCCCATTCCATGAACTTCTGTCAGCCTCAATCGAAAAGCAGTTGCTCAGGCTTTACGACCCGTCAGGCAGGATGTACCTGAAGTGGAACTATTCGAACGTAGAGGCTTTAGCAGAAGACCACGAACAGCTTGCAAGCAAGGCGACAATGCTTTTTAAAGAGAATATCATCACTCGCAACGAAGCGAGAATGATGGTCGGACTTGAAGAGATCGAGTGCGGCGACTTGTTTGCGGCGGATGTCACCAAGGCTCAAACGACACCAATGATGGGGGGCGGCGAATATGGGAAGCAGCCTGATGAGTCCGAAGAGGAAGGCGAAACAGCCGAAGCAACCGAAGAAACCGAAGCCGAAACCGCCTAGAATCCTGATCCCACGCGAATACGAAAACCAGTTATTCCTGCCGATCCAAGCCCTTTGTCTGGAATATTGGCGGGCAATCAAGCCGATCTACGTCGAAAAGATCAGGGTAGCAATGGGGCCCGTCCAGAAACGGGCTCCAAAGGTTACAGGCACGTTCTTTGAACTGCGAGAAAACAAGCATGTCAAACGGTTTATAGCCAAGTTTACGGCTCAAATCGACCAGTCCGCACGAACCGCTACGATGCGGTACGGATTGGAGCCCGCCGACGAATGGTCCATCACGAATCAATCGGTTTACGAACAGATTACCGACAGCCTTGTCGATCTGTGCCAAACGACCATAGATGAGCTTACAGCGACAACAGGGAAGGCATACGATCAGATACTAGCTGAACTCAGGCAGGAGATCCTGGACAATCAGAAGGCCGGAGAAACGATTCTGTCTCTGACCCAAAAACTCGAAAAGTTTTTTAGCACTGATGCGGCTTGGCGGGCTCGCAGGATCGCCCACACCGAATCGGCACGATCCAACAATATCGGATACATCGAAGGGGTGGCCGATTTTGAGGAGGTTTTAGGCTTTGAATGGTGTCTGTCATCGGATGCGTGCGCACTATGCCATGCTGTCGGGCTTGACCAAGATGGTCTTCCAAGGCAAATCGCAAAGGGGACAAACTTTGCCGTGAATATGAGCGGCAAGGCCAGTTATTCGCAGATCAGATGTCCGCCTCTGCATCCGAATTGCCGATGTGCCGTGAACCCGGTATTAGATTTTGAAGAGACTCGGTTTGCGACACCAACAAGAATTGAAGCGGGCAAAATCACAGTACAATCCGTGACTCCAAGGGCAAGCAAGCCTTTGATTGACTTGGCGACTCAAGGAAGCCTACGGTTAGAAGTCGATGAATGACGACTTGCTAGAGGGCAACACGAACCGTAACATACTTGATATTGTCAAGGCAAAAACCGCAAACAAGGACTCAGCTAATGCAGATATATTTAGACCTCAAGAGGTCAAAAGATCCTGGCGGATTTGAAGGCTATGGGTCGGTATTCTGGAACATTGACAAGCATGGTGACGTCATCCTGCCTGGGGCATTTCGGGATTCGTTGCCAAAGTTCCTCGATGAGGGATTTATGGGCGGAGTCGGGCACGACCATGATCGACCCGCCGGAAGATTCGTCAAAGCCTACGAGGATGATCGTGGCCTATTCGTCGAAGGAAGGTTTAGTGACGTGACTTCGGGCAAGGAAGCCCGCACGCTTTTACTGGATCGAGTCGTACAAAAGCTCTCGGTCGGACTGGATCGCGAAGGGCTCGAAACAAGCCAGGTCACAGCGGGCCAACTCAAGGCTATGTGGCAGAAGGTCGGATATAAACCAACCTCCGACGACGAGCGCAGACTAAAGGAACGCAAATCAATCCGCCTCATTCATCGGGCAAGCCTCAAGGAAGTATCACCCGTGACGATACCAGCAAACGACGAAGCAAGAATACTGGCAGTTAAGAAGTTAGGTAAAAACTACGAAGAGCTTCCAGAAGCTTTTGTCAGTTTTATCGGGAAGGCACGAAGGATATTCTGGGGGATCGCACGCCTAGACATCAAAGCCGGAAGAGTCCTATCTGGCAAGAACGAAATGAAGCTCAGGGCTATGGTTGAAGTCCTAACGTCCATCACGGACGAAATGAACAATCTCCTGATGCTCGTGTCTCAGGCTCCTGCTGAAGGTAGTGAGGAAGCAACAGAAGAAGAGGGTAAAGAAGGCGAAGAAGGCGAACTCAAAAAGCCCGCGGGCAAACCAGATGGTGACGAGACTAAGCCGGAAATGAGCCAACGTGGTGCGAAAGACAAGCCAAAGGGCAAACCTGATGAATCCGAAGAAGGTGAAGAATCGGAAGAAGATCAATCGTTTGCAAGGCAACGGGGCAAGACGAAAAAATCGTATGACATATTCGAGGAGAAAAACCCGTTTGACCAATTTGAAAACGACCGATTCAGGGATGAAGCACTCAAACTCATGCTGATAGGGGCAATATGAGCGCGGCAAATTACCTCATCAACGATATCGAAAAGGGCGCAGATTGGTCGCTGTATATCTCTTTTCAAGAGGCAAACGGAACGGCGACCAACCTGTCAGGATGCACTTTGCGAATGAAGATAAAGACAGACTTTACCAGCAATAACGGTACGACCATTGCCAATCTAACATCAACTACAGGAGGAATTACAATCTTGTCGGCAACTGATGGCACAGCAATGATTGCTATGCCAGCGTCTCAGACATCAAACCTGACTGCCGGAAACTATGTATACGACTTAAAACTCATTGCTACTACCGGCGCAGTTGAATACGAAATAAGAGGCGGGGCAACCATTCTACAGAGTGTGACCGAATGAGTAACGCAATTATCATCCGCAAAGCCAGTGGCAATAGCCTTACGATCGTAAGATCCGGAAGCGTCACGATCATTGGTGGATCGTCCACACCAGCAACCACTACCACAATCGGCGGCGTGATTGTCGGCGCAAACCTGACGATTCTGGCTAATGGATTGCTATCGGCCACGGGCGGCGGCGGATCGGTCACGACGAATTTACCCTGGGCGAATATCACGGGCAAGCCAGCGTTTTCCAGTGTCGCAACCAGCGGACTTTATACCGACCTGACCGGCGTGCCGAATTTGTCGCTCTATCTGACAACCGCCAATGCAGCGACAACCTATCTTCCAGCGGCCAATTTCAGCTTTGCGAATATTGCTGGCAAACCCTCCACGCTGGGTGGGTATGGCATCAGTGATGGGCTACTCGCCACCACGGCTGCCTCAACCTATCTGGCAATCACCACAGCGGCATCAACCTATGCCACCGTTTCCAGCCTGTCAGTCTACGCCCCTCTTGCCAGTCCAACGCTCACAGGCACGCCATCGGCTCCCACAGCCACGGCGGGAGCATCGACCACACAACTGGCAACAACCGCGTTTGTCACCGGCGGGATCAGTACCTTATCAAACACTGTTGCAGCGACTTACCTCACCGCCGCTGACGCGAACAACGCATTCGCCATCAGAACCCGTTCGATTTTAACCGGCACTGGATTAACGGGCGGCGGCACGCTAGAGCTTAATCGCACGCTGTCACTTGCCGTAAGCAACGCCACGGCGGGAACCTACGGATCGGCAACGGTGGTCCCGGTGGTCACGGTGGATATTTATGGCCGGATCACCAGCGTCTCGAATATAGCGATCTCCGGTGGTGGTGGCGGAGTCACTTCGGTGACGGGAGGCACGGGCATCACGGTCACAGGCACGACCACTCCAACGGTTGCGATTGATTCGGCTGTTGTTGCCACGCTCGCGGGTGCGCAGACGTTGACAAACAAGTCAATCGCAGCCGAACAACTCAACAGCGGAACGCTGGCCAACGCTCGTCTGGGCGTATCAAATAGCACGCTGACCTACGCAGCAAGCGTGACGTGGACAGCGGATTATCTCAAGGTGGCAACGCTGCCGCTCACTGGTGCATGCTCCCTGACCATAGCAGGACTGTCGGCGGGCGGGACGTACAATTTAATCGTCAAGCAAGATGCAACCGGATCAAGAGTTGTGACGTGGGTCACGACTGTCAAGTGGTCGGCGGGTGCTGCTCCAACGCTTTCCACGGCGGCCAACTCGACCGATATCGTATCGTTCATTTATGACGGTGTCACCTTGTTTGGCACGGCCTTGAAGGGCTTTGCCTAATGTTGATGCCATTTGCATTTCAACAACAAAAGGCTGCGGACGTCCTGCCAGTCACGGCTGGACTGCTGCGAAATTTCGATGCGTCCGTGATGGCCAATGTTTTCACGGGCACTACCAATCGTACAACACCGGTCACGGCAAGTGGCCAGGCGGCTTCGTGCTGGGCCGATTTGGCATCTAGCCTAGATGCAACTCAGTCAATAGCAACAACTCGCCCCGTTTGGACAGCGAATCTTCGCAACGGTCTTGGCGGATTGCAATTCGACGGAACCGACGACTGGATGACGGGTGCTGACACTGGTATGACAACTGGCAGTGGCAACCGGACAGCCTTTTTCGTGGTCGAATGGAGGACTGTTACAGGTACTTTCGGCGGTTGGTCTTATGGGGTTAATGCAAGTAGTCAGACATGGGGGCAAACCAAGACTAATTTTTCCGTGATTGGCGTCCAAACTTGGGTCACTGATTACAACTCCACTTATCCAATCGTTGCGTCAACTCCGTTCGTGTACGCCGCAAAGGTCGATACTCTAAACATTTACCACTTCGTCAACAATGTTGCCAAAGGGTCGGCTGGATACGGGTCAAGTACCACGCTCCAAAATCTGCGAATTGGATCTGAGCGAAATGCTTTGGCACCATTTCAGCCGATGAACGCTTATCAGATCCTATTTTATAATCGCGCACTGACCACACAGGAAACAACAGACGTGCAGACCTACCTGATGAACAAGTGGGGGATTGCATGACCATCCCTGTTGATGATCCACCGATCCAGATTTACTGGGCAGTCGCGGAGGCCGACCGAGCAGCTTTCGGCTCATGCTTCGGCGGCAACCCGATGGAACTGTCACGACAATTGATCGACTCAACCGGTGCCATATGGTGGGGCGGGTGCGGAACTTATCCGCTCTCAACACTTGACCGGATCTGTCTTAATCAGGCTCTGGCTTGGTATACAGCCTCGGTGTTTGGGTCTGGTGTGGTTGCGGAAGGCAATCTAACAGCCTTTCCTGCCGGATCACCATTGCCAAGCTACGAGGATTTCATGGCGTCCATCGACTTGACATTCAACGACATTCCAGAGCACTACCTATGATCTTCGCAACACCCGCGACAAGGAATCGTAATGAATACTGATTGGATCGGACAAATCAACGCGCAGCAGGCGAAAGCGACAATCATCCGCATGGCTCTAGTCGGGGCCATTTCGGCAATTGGCGTTTTAAGCCAAAACCTTGAATCTATCGTAGCGACTACAAGCCCGCTAGGACTTGCTCTTACCTTTGGAATCGGGCAAGCACTGTATTACCTACGGCAAGGCGAGCCGCCAAGGAGTGAATAATGAGGATCGAACAAATAGTAAACCCTGACTACGGCTGGATCGTACCTGTGGCTCAGATCGCAACCGACCCGGTCGTAAAATCTACGCCAATCGACCCATCAATCCCTCAGACTATGTACGCGATGGCAGCTATAATTTATGCCATTGCGGCATATCGTCGATCATGCAGGGAACCGCGAAACAAATAGTAAAACCATATTGCTGATGTCGGCAATATAGTGAACGGTGGTCCAGTACCTTAAAGGGGAATCGAATGCTTCCACAAATCGTCTTTTACGCTCTTCAGCCAATCCAGACATGCCAAACCGGGCAGTGCCCAAATCAGGCTACAACAGTCACACAAACCGTCACAAAAACAGAATCGGTTATTCCGTTTGCAACTAACGCCAAAACGACGATCCAGTACAGGCGAAACCTATTCGGACGGCTTGTACCAATGCAGGCGACCGTTGTCACACAAGCCAAAAAGGATAAGTAATGCTATTCGAAAAGCTGCTCATGAAGTTCGCCTTGGAACTTGTGCCTAAAGTCCTGCCTCAGTTATTGCGAATGTTGGCGGACAAGATCGAAAGCGGGGAGGTCACGCTTGACGCAGAATCCGTGGCGATGATTGTCCAAGGATGTGACGGGATCCTCTCTAAAACCGCACAGGAAGCAATTGCATGAGACACAGCTTTTTGCTGATGCTTTTAACCGCGACATCGGCGGGGGCTCAGGCTCCTGCCGATCTCTCGTCTGTCATCATACCGCCAACAACAGAACGGACGATTGTCTTTACGGATCGGGGCCGAACCTATGCAGTCGGTACCCAGTCCGGCAAGATCAGCATCCTCAACGGTGGCGGGCCGGGGCCTGTCATCCCTCGACCGAACCCCGGAACTCTATCAGGGCTTTCAAAGCAAGTCCTTGACGCCGTCACGCAAGCCGTACCAGATGCGACGACGAGGGCTCAAGGGGCAAAAGCTCTGATTGGAGCCATCGAAAGCACGATAGGCGAAGCGGGGGGCCTTGGGACAACTGACCCGCAGGCAATCATAAACAGTTTAGCGGCAAACGCCGAAGCGGCAAAGGTCAACGAACTCCTGAAAGGCTTCCGGCTCGGGGATATTCTCACCGGGGCCAATGTAACAACAGCCGACCAGTTAATCAAGGTATTGAACGATATCAAGGCCGGGATGGAGGCGGTTAAATGAACATAGAACTGGACGCAACGCTCCTAAACTTTGGAACGGGATGGATTGACGATCCAGACGCAGTAAAGGCAATCATCTCCGAAAACAATGTTCGCCAAGTCTCGGAACTGATTGGGCCGACAGATACGTCAGATCGGCGTCAGATTACCGATCTGACGATTTACCTCGAAAAAGTATACGGTGAACGGTGGTATCTCAACCAAGGCTCCTGCGGCTCATGTGTCGCCTTTGGAGCGGCATTGGCGTGCGATACGCTTGTGGCTATCGAAATTGTAGAGCGGTCAATGAATAAACCGACTGGCCGAACTGATCCGATGTCGATCTATTGGGGCTCGCGTGTGGAGATCGGCGGCAATCGGCTATGGGGCCAAGGTTCGGTAGGTGCATGGGCGGCAAAATGGCTCAAAGACTACGGAGTATTGACACAGGCTGAATATCCCGGATGCGATTTATCGACCTATAGTGCGGCGGTATGCTGCGGGCCAAACGCCAACCGGGGAGTGCCGAATGAACTCGAATCAATAGCACGGCAACACCCGGTAAAAGACTATGCACAGTGCAAAACCTTCGAAGATCTTACAAGGGCAATCGAATCAGGATATCCAGTGACCGTTGCGTCAAACCAAGGCTTCACCCGGAAAAGGGATGCGAAAGGCTTTGCTAAACCATCAGGAAACTGGGGACACCAAATGGTAATCGTAGGCGTCAGGCACGATATACCGGGGGCATTGATCGCCAACTCATGGGGAGCCTATTTTACAGGCGGGCCGGATAAGCTTTCACCAGCCTGTTTTTGGACAGACGATACAACTGTAAGCAGGATGCTTCGTCAGGGCGACTCCTTCGCTATGTCAAACATACAGGGCTGGCCGGGCAAAAGGCTTTCAGCAATCGCGTTAAACTGGTGACGAGAAGTACCTTCTTTTTACCGGGCTGACTTGGTACGATGTTTTAGACCTCTAATCCTCTTGACATAATGGGCGAACGATGAATCAGATTGACACCTTGAAAAGCGAAAAAGACGTTCTCGTCAAGCGGGCTGACGAGCTAGCGGGCCTCAGCGAATTCACTGCTGACCAACGCCAAGAGATACCAAACCTTCGAACAAGACTCGTTGAAGTCAAAAAGCAAATCATTGAGCACGAAGAAGCCTCGCAGGCGCAAACCGAACTGCGTGCAGATTTAGCGGAAACAAAGAAGTTTGACGAGCGTGTGCCGAAGGGCAACCGACCCGCTCATGTTTACAACGTCTCGCAGAAAGGGAAGCCCGTGGCCGGAATCACACGCAAGAATTACCTGCCGGAAGTCGATCTGTCGGAAGATGATGTTCTGGTGCTAAAAAAGGATGGATACAGCGACGAAACCATTCAGGGATGTTCAACCCCGGCTTATCTGTCGGAGTTTACATCATTCCTGAAATCCGGCGGGCGGCATACACCCGAAATGGTGCTCAAATCCATGACAGAGGCCGGGGCGGGCGGCGTGCTTGTTCCGATCCAGTGGGGAGAATTGATTACCAACCCACCAATGAACGGAATGCTTCGGTCAAGCGTGCGGAATATGGCGGTAAATTCGCAGCTAATGCGATTCCCGCGCATTCAAACCACGAACGTAAACTATCCGGCTTATCCGGTCAAAGTGTCTTGGGGCGGCGAACAGCCAACCAGCCTCCAAAACCCGAACCAAGGGGCCAACTTCAACACCACGAACATTGACATTGGTGTCAACGAAGTTTATGCACAGGGCTTATTCTCGATTTCACTCTTGGAAGACAACGCATACAGCCTTCAAAGCTATATCCCAAGCGTCTTCCAAGAATCCCTTGATGTCGATCTGGACCTCAGGATTATCGCAGGCACTGGCACAGCGGATTCAGCATCCCCGCAACCGTGGGGCCTGAACGAAACCGGGATCATCCCACAGACAGCCGCGACCACAACCGGGGTCTCTGCAGCAATAAAATTCCAAGACTTTGTCAACGTGTTTTATCAACTGCCGCAACAATACCGGGGTCAAGCAGTCTGGTTGATGAACAGCAAAACGCTCGGAGCAGTCGCGGGCCTTGTTGACGGTAATCTACGACCATTGTTTTTGCCAAACTTTGGTTACGTGGGCGATACGCCGGGCGGCGGAGCGACATGGTCAAACGGCACCATTCTGGGACGTCCTTTTATCATCTCCGAAAACATGCCTGACATAGCTCAGGGCAATGTGTCGATCTATCTGGCTGACTGGCAAAAACTCTACTTCCTACTCTCCAGAGTCGGGCCAACCGTCAAAATCCTTGACCAGCCGCAGTATACCGCCGGGAACTACATCTTTGCACTGCGTGCAAGGATGGGTGGCCGGGTGGTTCAACCGTGGGCGGGCCGGTCTCTCAAGCACAATTGATGCGACATAGGGCATAAGCATAATCAGAGGGGGATAGCGGGCGACCCGCTAACCCCTTCTTTCGAAAGGGATGATCCAATGAATATCACGGTTTACAAGGCTTTGAACACGCTCGCCGGGGCGAATACAACCCTGACGGCGAATCTGGGAACAATCGGGGCGGCAATTACCGTCAAGGACGCCAACTTCAACGGGACCAATATCCAAGGCATCTGGACCGCTTTGCAGGGCGGTCTGGACAGTTGGTATTGCAACGAAACGCACCAAGGCGATGGGGCCTACGCAGCAACCTACGCGAACCTGACATTGTCTACAAACGTAACAGTGTTGCGGACTCCAGAATACAAGTACGTCAACGCAAACACAGCGATTCCGAGCTAATTCATGGGCGTGTCACCAGCAGTCACAACTCTTTTTCCGGGCCTGAATTCTTTGGATCAGGCCGCAATTGGCGTCTGTGCAACAGCCGCAGAGGCTTGGGTGACACGCTATCTTAACCGGGCTCTCGATTCGGGGCAGTACACAGAGACGTTTTCGGGCTACAATCAGCCCATACTATTTCTGCCCAACACACCTATCGTCACGGTCAATTCCGTGGCAGTAAAGGGCCGGGGAGGAACAAGCACCTTTACGGTATCCAGTAACTACTACGACTGGACAACCGAAGGGTCCTTGTTTATTCAGCCTCAAACCTTTTGGAATCAGATGGCCGGATGGCGGGCCGGAATCGGGAACGTAAGCGTCGAGTACGAATCAAAGGGCCTCGATCAACCGACTCAGGATTTGATTATCGGATCCGTCATGAACTGGTTTAACGATGCCGCTCAAAGATCTGGCCTCGTGATGATGGAAGTGATCGGATCCTACACATATCAAATGCGGGCGGACGTTAAAGGCGTGCCATATTCGGTCACGTCTATACTCAACCCTTACAGACACATGCTGGCGGTATAACATGGCGACCATCGTCAAGATAGCATGGAACGCTAAAAAGTACGTCCAGAACGTCAACCGCCAAACAGCCGCATCAATCCGGCGGGCATCTCAGTTAGTCATCAAGACAACCAGAACCGCATTAGACAAGCCGGGCGAAAACGCTGTTTCGCCACTGAACACAGTCAAAAAGAAAGACCGCTTTGAAAGCGGCGCAAGCCGGATACAGGGGCTCCAATCGCATGGAGTCCGGCATTTCGGCGGCTCGATTGATATCGACAACAAAACCGTTAAAGGGGTGTACTGGAATGCAGCGGCACATAAATGGACAACCGCTTCGGCACCAGGTACGCCACCGCACAAGCAAACCGGGCTATTGAGGCGGCGGATTGATGCCGAATACTCGCGTAACGGTTTAACGGCAAAAGTCGGGCCACGCGATGGGCTGGTCTACGGCCGGGTCCAAGAATTAGGCGGGCCAACATGGCGGGCAACATTACCGCCGCGCCCGTATTTAGGACCATCGTTTGATGCAGTAAAAGACATGTGCAACCGCATTATCAAGTACGGCATCAAGAAGGCGGGGACCAAGTAATGGGCATCCCGAACCACTTATTCAACGCCACAGCGACATTCTACAGCGAGGATAACCCCAAGGGAGCCTTCGGGCAACCTTCCAAGGTGCTGACTGTTATCGGCACAGCGAAGGTTCGATGCGACATGACAAACGAAGCCCGAATGGTGCAGGATGGCAACTTTGAACAGAGGCGGCGTGTGTTCCGATTATTCACCAATAAACTACCGCCAACGCTGAACACGAAAACATGGGTGCGAGTCAAAACGAACGCCAACGGCATGACGTTTTTGGGGCAAATTGACTCGATCCGATATCCGGGTATGTCCGGGCATCACTCCGAATTAACCATTGTCGAGGATCCACCCATGGAGCTTACGATTGGCTAATTTGCCACAAGAAGTGCTCGCCTACTGGAACGCCAACAGCCTCGGCCTGCCTGCTCTTTGGTACGAGTACGCACCCGATGGGCAGTATCCACCGATATCGGTGTTTTGGGCGGATGGATTCAGCCGCGAATACGCAAACTTGGGATTTAAGATGGACACCTACCGCTACAAATTCAGCCTTCTGGGTACCGATCCAGTCGCGACCTACGAAGCAGGATTTAAAGCGGTGGCGTATCTCAACAATTTCGAACCGTCCGGGTATATCCAAACGACTTCAACGCCGGAACAGTTTGCGACACCATCGGAGACGGGGCAGGCGAATGTGTGGGAATACAACTTTACGATTGACTTCGTGATTCAACCTTCAAACTAAGGATCCGATACATGGCCTACAATGTGCTTGGCAACCCGGTCACAGGCAAGAAGGCAACGGCAATCGTTACGCCTTTGACTGCCAACGGGGTAGTGGTAGCAAACGGCACCGCAATCAATCTTGTCGTCAAATCCATATCACTGGACGAAGAGGGCTCGGAAGCGGAAGCCGAAACCAATCTTTTTGGCCGACTGATTACAGTCGGCAACACGAAAACTAGCCTCGAAGTCTCTGCTTATGTATCCGGGGCCAACGGAACCGGACCCGTAAATGCATCGGCAAACTGGACGATGGCTGTCGGCGACTACTTTACCGCCAACATTACCGCCGGGCTCGCAAACACAATCGGCACGTTCATGCTCTCCAAGAACTCGATGACGATTGATCCGAACGAAGTTGTCAATCTGGATATGTCATGGGCCTCGCATGGAATCATGACAACCAGAACCGTGGCTATTCTGACCGCTAACGGAACCGCTTGATAGGGGCAACAAATGGCTGATGTGTTTTACTTGTCGGACATTGGCGACGACTTCATGGAACTTAAAGCCGGGGGGCAAATCTACCGGCTTAGTCCTTTGTCCGTAGGAGATCGGGGCCGATTACAAACCCTTCTCAGGAAGTATTCGGACAACCCGATTGATGTCGCAAGAGAAGCGTGCAAGGATCAGCCTTTCCCTATTGCACAACACATTATGGACCGGGCAATGGATCGGCGGCGGCACTGGCCACCCGCTATTGACTCGCCTGATGGGCTAACGCTCTTGATGCAGACGATTGAACTTCAGGAAGAGATGATTCGGGCCATGCTTCGTCGGCAACACCCGGAATCAGGCTTGAAAGAGGCTAAAGAGATATCTGAACTCATCGGAATCGAAACCCTTGGAAAGCTCTTCAGCTTCGCATGGACAGGGCGGAGACCCGACGACCCAAACCTCTCGGGGTCGGAAACGCCGACCCAGTAAACTGGCAAAAAATCGTGCGGCACCTGGTTACGGAATTCCACTTGTCCTACCGGGAAGTTTTGGATCTTACACCCCGGCAAATCGCGGCCATTCTGACCGAAAAGTCTGACCCGCCGGGGCTCCTGCAACTCGAAACCCTTGACGCCATGAAAAGATCTCTGAAGGAATATTATGGCTGACAACGCAATCAGCAAGCTATATGTCCTGATTGGGGCATCAACACAAGGATTATCCGCCGGGCTGAACAAAGCACTGGCGGATGTGACCAAATGGGCGAATGATGTATCCAAGGTAGCAGTCGGCAACATCATTGCCAACAACATCGGCGGAGCCATTAACGGACTGGTCTCTGGCTTTACAACCGCAATTCAGCACGCATCTGACTTAAATGAGTCCATCTCAAAAACGCGGGCTTTACTTGGCGACAACGCCAACGAAGCCTTGGCTTTTGCGAACCAGATGGAACAATCCGGTGTAGCATCCTCAAAAACGGTTCTGGACTCATTCACCAATACTTTTCTGGCTTTAAAGAATCAGGGAATCAAGACTCAAGAAGCCTTCGCATCCGCCAAGGCTCTTGAAGAGCGGATGGCCGACATCTCGTCTCAGAGCAACCTACCACCGGAACAGCTTCGGGAGATGATTCAATCGGGACTAGCCGGGCAATTTGAAGCCTTACGGGGCATGTCCGTTTACACCTCGGCGGATCAACTTGACCAGCGGAGCGGAACCTCAGGCGGGAGTGCGGCGGACAAGCAGACGTCTCGGGCGAAGGGAATCGTCCAAGAGATTCTAAAGCAGACATCCTCAGCGAAAGGGGACTTTGAAGCGACGAAATTCTCCTACGCAAATATGGAACGCCAAGGTGATGTCAAAAGCCAAGGGGTATCAACCCGCATTGGTCAAGACTTGTTGGCAGTAGGGCAAATCTTCCAGTATTTTCGGAGCCGATTCCTAAGCCAAATCCTCGAAATAGCCAACACTGGAGCCTTCAAAAAGATCGGGCAAATGCTGTCCGATGCGGTTGGTTATGTCGGCATGGCCTTCGAAACGATTCTGCCTGCTATCACGGGCACGATCATAAGCTGGATGGAGCGACTCGTCGAAGGCATCAAATTCATGGCGACGATGGTTATGGCGGTTATCACAAAGCCTCAAAGCGTGGTCGATATGATATCCGGGATGATTCAATTGGCAGGTATCGCACTGGCCGACAAAATTAACTGGGTGGCGAATAAGCTGTCGCTAGGTTTGATTCAACGAACCGACAACAGCAACCAGAAGGAAGCACCGCAAAAAAAGATTGACCAAGGAATGACTGATATCCAAGAGCAGAAGGCGAAGTACGATGAGGCTATGAAGGAACTTTACAAAAAGTTTGAAAGTGCCGGGCAAACCGGAACACCAGCAGGCCTTCAAATGCCTCAAACTCAGGCAAATGACACGTCAAAATCGTCCCGATCGGCATTCAACTCTCTCTTGCAGGATGTAGTCGGCGGCGGCAAAAAGTACGAAGACCAGATGCTTACGGCAACCAAATCAATCGCAGAAAATACAAAGCCAAAAGGCACAGGCGTATCGGATGTGGCTCAGGGCACGCCTTCGCGTGCAAGCCAACCTCAACTAGCGATGGGACTCTAAAATGCCGATTACAGCAACTCCGGGTGCTATCTTCGAAAACTGGGTCCCAGTCACGGATGGATTCGGATATTCAGGCCAAGGGAACGATGTCCAGTACACGGGCCGATGGCTGGCACCGTACTCATCTGACACGCTTCTAAAGGCTCTCAACCTTATAGATTACAAAGCACGCTTCGAAGCGACAGCGAACACGACTCTGGCGGTTCCTAACCCTACGTTTTTGTACAAGGAACAAATCGAACAGTCGCTTTATCCTCTTTTAACGTCTCAGAGGATGTCCATCAAACCAGCAGCGGGGTATAACGCCAACTCAGTAAACGCCAACGGCACATCTACTGATGGTCTTTGGCAGGGGCAATCTAACGCCACAAACATCATCCAGAACGCTCCGTGGGCTCTCGTGGATCTCGAATGGCATCTAAAACCGGTTAATTCGTTCGGCATTAATTGCTGCTCAATATCCGTCAACGGAACAGGTGAATTTAACGAGATGGGTGCGGATCGAACTTGCTGGATGAAACAAGACAGCCGCACAGGAACTGGATACCCATTGGACACGCCGGGCCGGGGCGGCATTTCGGTTATTACGGGCAACACTACGGCAAATTCAACGCTCTGGTCAAACTCGACATGGTCCTATATACCGATTAATAATCTGGCGAAAGGTTACACGCTGATTGAACCGAAGGACACGGTTACGATTGAATATCCTTGGGTCGATGCGGCGCTGGTGAACCTTCAGGCGATGCGGGCATTGCGTGGCAAGATTAACCTGAACGACATTTTACAGTGGTACGCTGGAACGCTTCTTTACGAAGGTTCGGATGTCGAATCGGCGATGTCGCCATTAGGGACTTTAGGCTATAAAATCACCCACCATTTTACGGCTCGCCAAGTAGACTGGAACCTCGTACCAGTCATGCCACCATCGGTAGCGAACTCGACCGCCAACATCTCGTGGAACCAGATATCTTACGGGTGGGCAAGCTACAAACCGCCTTTGATGGCTTACACACAGACAAACGCCAACCTTCAGGCCTCTGGAATCTATCCGAATCTAACGCTTGAAAACACCTATTCGAACTACAACAACCGAATTTACCAGTATGACCAATTCTTTAAATACGTCTCATCGAAAGTAGTCTCAAACCTGTTTTATTACGGCTTTAACCCTACGGCAAATTGGTATACTCCACCCGTCAACGTGCTCGCAAGCTAAAGGATATCAAATGCCTGAACTGGCACCGTTTGACCGAATTCGAAAGATATTTACCGGGGCCGGACTTGCTTCAGCAACTACCGCAGGCACTCGCACCAGTTACCAATGGCTTGGTCTGGCTCCGTACGTCAATGAAGCAACGGCACCCGTCTACGTCTCAATCGTCAACGGTTCGATCACGATAAACGAATCAACCGATGTGACGACATACCCAACAACCGCCTGTAACGGCTTCGTCACGGCAACGCTTGGTAACACCGTTATAACGGGCTCAGCGGACGGGTATGTATTAGCAGCGGATCCAACGCCAACCGGGCCGGCAACTCCATTCAGCGTGTCTCGCAAAAGCAATCCAATTTGGATCAAGGTATTGATCGGATCGGTGTTTTACGAGTGCCGGGGATTTATCACAAGCATTGAATTCGCAGCAACCCCGGACGAAGTCGTCAAGGCATCGTTTGATTTTACGCTTTTCGGTATACCGAAGGCGGCACAGCATAACCTTTGGACAGCAGGAGCGGCGCCATTATGATGAACCGAGCAAGACTCAGGCGAAAACTCTCGATGTCTGGCGTATCTGGATCAATGGACCAGAACGGCACACGGCTACGACCCGTCACAGGGGAAGAGGAGTTTTACATACGTCTTATCAAAAAGTACACAGTCGGATTAACGCTTGTTTACAGTTGGGTAGCGGTAGTACGCAACCTCACGGAATGGACAACAACAGGAGCAAACGGCGGGCCGGGGCTTGACCCGGCTTTTGAAGTCAACAATCAGGACTCTCCAGTTAATACGGTTTACAGGGCCTACAGGGAACCAAACAGCGGACAGGTGCTTTTTTTTTAAAGGGAGCTTGCATAGCACCCGAAGATCCGGGCTGGCCAGTGGCATTATTCGGTTTCGGCGGCATAATGGAATTCGTCTATCTGGATCAAGTGGATGCCGGTGGCAATTATATTATCAATCCATCGGTACCTGACAAGCTACCCTTAAAGCACATTCAAGATTGGCGCGTCGCAACCATGCAGGGCGATGACGGGAATACCTATCAGGTCAGGGGCTATTCTGGCTGGTATTTTCAGGCCAGTGCATCGACGTCTGAGGTCGATGTAAACGCCACCGCCAATGATGAATTGGATCTTGTCCAAGGTCGAACCGACTGGCGTGACTTTGTCATGTGGTGGGCGAATAAGCCAACCGGATATTCCGATCCAACTGCACCTGGTGTGTATTACCCTAAGTTTTACGGGATTGAACGCCTGTTCATGGGCCTGACGGAATTTGGTGGACACTATTTTGTCTCGCCTGGTTACACGCCACCGGACAGCCCGCCTTACACAATCGTATTTAATCGTTATCCAGGGCCGATCCGCATGAGTTATCTGTATGGGCCACACGGAAGTAGTGGAGAGCACAAGATATTTCACACGTTGCGGTTTGAACTATTGGGCAAGTGTAGCGTCTCGCTTACAGGTACAACGCCAACGATTGAAAATTGGGGTAATCTCGGATCAATCTTGTCGGCAAACAAGATCAGGCTCCATCCGGGATCGGACACGCTATTGATTATTGATGGTCAGCGTGGGATCAGGATCAGGACTAACGGTTGGCACGCTCACTTTGGCGATCACATCTTTAAGAATTCAGTTACTCGCCAATACCTATTTGGCGGTAATATCGAGTGGGTCTGCATTAACGCACTGTATTCTAACGACGAAAACGGAGCAGTCGTTTACGGATCGACCATCCAGTTAGTCGGCTATCATCACTGGTGGTTGCAAATCTGGTGCGACACCAATCCCGGCAAGATGGATCGTTACAACATCCAAGCCAAGGCTTCGATCTGGTACAAGCGGACAGCACCAGTCAGCCCGAACGCATGGAGTCTGCCCGACCCACACCGTGTGGTCAAAGGGGCATACGATCTACCAGTCGCTGACGAGGTCGTCTATTCGCAGGCCGATATCTGGGAGACGATGCACGACCCAGGCGAATCGGAACCAATCGAGGTTCCTCCAAGTTATGCCGACTCAATTAAAATGCCATTTTCGTTCTCCCAGACATCAAACAATTGGGCCTACATGCACGTCGAATTCTTCTCTGATGGCACGCTTCTGGGTTCAAAGTTCATGCGGTTTCGCCACGAAACCTACGGCACGTACTACGAGGAGCAGATCCCTTGGAAGCGAGCAGCCGACAACGGACACTACGAGGGCGGGTATCCTCCTGTCTGGGTCGATAATACGGCTGAAACGGGATATCCGGAGTACGACAATGAAGCGAACATGCTCTGCCTGCCGTTCGGCACTCGTATCCCATCCATCCTGCCGACTTGCGGCTTCCAACTCACAACGCTCGGCTCCGCAGGTGTCGCGTTTACAGCCGTACCGTACAGCACTCGCAAGACGACCGGCATCAGCAGTGCCTCCATGAGTTGGGGCGATGGATCATCCAACACGGTGACACTTGGTACGGCCATCAACCACACATGGGCCACGGTTGGATCTTACACTGTGACAGTAACTGTCAATCATGCTGACGGCACTAATGATTCTGCTAAAACTTATGTGACGGTGGAGTCATGAAAAACGCTACAACCTTCTGGCGGGTTGCATTATAGACAACCGTCAAGGCAATACGTTCAGGTATTTAAATACACCCCGGCTTTACGCCGGGGCCCTTTGGACAGGCGGTTTAGACCGATAGGCGTCAATAAAAAAGATTTTAGAGGTATAACTATTGTGCATTAACTCGATTTGTGCTAGTGTCGAAAGTAGGGGTGGAATGGAGTAGGTCTGATTACTACTACGAAGGAGTCTGGTTGATGGCAACTTTCAACGACACAGGCAAGATGATCGCGATTCGGGTACTACCTGAAGTTTACAACTCGCTTAACCTTGAAATCTCCGACATAAACGCTTTTTCGGGGCTCAGATTCCAAGATAAAGTCGTCAACAAAGAGAGCATGATAAACGCCACCTTGGTGGCGTTTTTGTCGCTAGAAAAGAAGGTACGCCGGAAAAAGCTGGAAGTGTGCCTCAAGATAATCGAAGGCATGTTGGCGTCTACCGAAGACAAATCGGAGCAGGATAACGCTCGAATCCATGTGCCCGCACACCTTGAAATGCCGGCAGAAGTGGTCGAAGAGGATCAACCAAAGCCTCTTAAAAAGGCTCGAAAGTAAGTAAGTGAGAGTTTACAGGCGGGCAACCAACCCCGTACCAGACGGGGCGTCTATCTCCAAGCCAACACGCGCGGGCATCGCCTCAGCGTCATGGCGGGATAAATCCAGACGCCTTCATTATCACGATTGTCAGAGAGACAAAGAAGGGGTCTGGCGAATCCTTTCGCCGTGTTATTACGCACGCATTCGCTCAGAAACAGGCACCTATACGCTCTTGGCAACCGGGCTCGACGATCTGGAATCGGCGACCAATTGGGCGATAGAACGGCAAAAAGAGCATGACCTTGTCCGGGCTGGATTGCAGACCAAACAGGGCATTATTTCGCACAAATCGAATCAGGCTCCTTATCTGGATCACGTCCGGGCTTATCTGGATGATCTCAAGCTCAGGGCCGGGAACGATCATGTCAAAGCAGTCGAGTATCGACTTAACAGGCTCGCCAAAGAACTCGGATACAAGCGGCTTACGGATATTGATCCGATCCAGATAAATGCGTGGGCGGCAAAAACGGCGGCGGCGGGCGAAAGCAACCGATCCGTCAATTGTTATCTGATCGCTATGAGTGCGATGATGCGATGGGCCGAAGCGGCGGGCCGGACAACAATCGTTTTAAAGGGCCTCAGGAAACTGCCTGATAAGGCAACGCGACCCCGGCGGGCACTAACGCCAGATGAATTCGAACGTCTGGTTGTAGCGGCAATAAAGCGAAAGAATCCAGCAAGGGCGATGGTCTACCGGGTGGCAGCGGGAACCGGATTGAGGAAGGAAGAACTCGCACAGCTTACCGTCGATCAACTTATCCTTGATGGGGCTCCAGCGATCAGGCTCAGGGCGGAACACACCAAAAACGGGAAGGCCGATATCCTGCCGATCAGTGCCGACCTGTCGGCACGCTTGGCGGAATTCATCGGCGACCGGAAAGAGGGCAGGCTATTTGACCGAGTCCCTCGACCGCTAACGCTTCACAAGGATCTCAATGCCGCAGGCATCAAGCGGGTCGATCCAAAGGCCGGGAACGTCGATTTTCATTCCCTCAGAAAAACGTATGTAACGTGGCTGATTATTGCCGGGGTCAACCCGCGAACGATTCAGGCTCTCGCACGCCATGCCGACATCCGCATGACGATGGGGGCCTACACCGATACAAGCCAACTTCCAACACGCGCGGGCGTGGATATGTTAGGGAGTTTTTTGACAAGCTATGGTACAAGCACCTCTACGCCGATCCGCAAAACCAACCAGAGTCGCGACTTAGAGAAGGTAGGGCGCAAACATGGGGTGCAAGAGGCCGGAGGTTCGAATCCTCTCGCCCCGACTATGCTAGGCCCTACGGGGTCTGAACTTACGGAAAGTTTAAAGAAGGGGGCCGGGTCTGCCGACCCCCCTTCAAATAAGTCCTTGTTACACGATTCGTTGACAACCTATGGTACAACGACCTCAGGCATGACCAAGGCGGACCTCCTTAAGCTGATGGCGGAGATCCTGCACGCCCTAGATGAATGACCGAATAGCGATTGCGATGTCGGCCTTTTTGGATCATATCTTGAAGATTTGTCCGTTGTGTCCCTAAAAAAAGATGGTCGGGATTAACGCACAGCGGGTTGTCGCAGCGATGCAGGACATGCTCGCCTCTTGGGATCACTCCGTGACGCAGGACCCAACTAAAGCGATGGGCTCGCACCATTTTCCGACCATACAGGCGGGAAGTGACCGAGAACTTCCCATACCCTTTGGAGCCGGAAGTCGAGCCAGTCCAAATCCAGCAAGCCGGCGTTTTGTCAACCTTGGCGAAAAACCTGTCTTCGATATCCATGTTATCTCCTTTAGACGTCAAGACCTCAAGGAAAAAGGATACCAGCGATTAGTGATACGTCAACAAAATGGACCCTGAAAACCGAATGTTGGACAATCAGACGGATTCCCGATTATCATAAAACCTTGAAGCCTAAGCATTAATAAAAAACGAAAAAATAATTCACAATAAACCTTGACTCCTAGACGTCTAGGGTATATAGTATTGATGTAGGGAAGAGACAACGGAAACAACGAAACGAAAGAGACAAGACAATGAAGATTATGAACCACGCTGAATATCGAAAACAAATGACAACGCTCTCGAACGAAGTACTTCGCTTCATCATGGCGGATGCCTATAACGCCGCACAAGCCATGCCTGAAAGCCCGAATGCTGGATACTATCTGGACGAACTGAATTACGCTTCTATGGAATTGGCAAGACGCCATCGTTGCAATTGACTAAGCCGAAACGCCGAAAGGCGTCTGCCGATCTAAGCGGCACTGACGAGGCTTTAACATAGGAGACAGACAAATGGCTCAGTACAAAACACCCATGGACCGCGACCAAGTTTTCGAGTCGGCCATGCGATCTTTCAAGGCTTTTCTGAACGATCAGATTGGACTGAACGATCAGGCTTTAACCCCCTACAACGAGCTAGACGACGAGATGCTCGGCATGTATAACGATCTTACGGAGAACGATGGACTAGGCCACAGGGAAGCCATGAAGCAGGTTAAAGAGTCGTTCTACGAATCACTCGAAGAGATTTTGAGCGATGGCCTTGACGACATCTTTAATGGCATCGGACAATAACTATCGCACCGGCCCCTCTACAGAGGGGCAAGTTTTTAAGTTTGATCCACCACCTAACAGGAGTCAGTAATGAAGTATCCAATAGTGTCGGACGTCTTGACGATGGATGAAGTTTTTGAGGCTGTCGCCAAGGCCCACCCCGAAGCGGTCTATCGGGTCGAGACGCTGGAAGATCAGGAGGACGGGACGAAGGCTTGGCAAAACATAGAGTGCGCCAAGGTGATAATCATGACTGGCGGAAAGGCTTTGTATGTCGATGACGCAAACGGCTACGACCTTTTAGACGACCTTGAGACTCTCGATCACCCAACCGTCCGGCTAGTTTGGGATAACAGCTAACCTCTTTTTCGAGTTCGAATAATACATTAACAGGAGTTCGAATGACACCGCTTGACGATCCGGCCAAACCACTGACAGAGTGTTTCCAATGCGAGCGGAAATCCGACTTTATCTGCGCTGATTGCGCCGTTTGTCTGCTGTGTTGCAATTGTGACGACACCGCCGAATACGACGACGAAGAAGAGGAAGACGACGATGACGACACCGCTTGAACAAGTAGAAACACAGATTATCGAGCTTGAGGCTAAAATTGCCGAACTTGAGGCTGAACTAGAGAACAGGCCGGTCGTATGGGCGATCCAGCACATCGAGACCAAAACGCTGTCGAACAGAGGGTACTCGGTGGACCTCTACGCATCAGTGGAGGCCGCCGAAAGTGCTATTCGAACAGAATTTGAACCGTCCGAGTATCAGACGATCGTTTACACGGAGAGGCATCTTGATGACACCGCTTGAATTTATCGCATCACTAGAGCACGGCGAGGCCAAGGCTGCGGCGTTGACCATTTACAACCTGATGTCGCCAAAGTGGATTGAGAACACCGACGATCCGGCCAAACCACTGACTGCAGAGTGCTTGCAGTGCGAAAATCAAACAAAACATCTTTGCCTTTATTGCGATGTTTGTTTGCTGTGTTGCGATTGCGATGACGACGAAGAAGAAGAGGAAGACGAGGACGAAGAAGAGCAACGACCAACCGAAAGAAACGAGATAATGAAGATTACGAGCCGCAACGATAAGCCAAGGATTGATCCTGAGGTTCTAGCAGAAAACAAAGCGTGGCGGTCTAATGTGTTCGATACCCCCTTTAATCGGCAAGACGCAGCGAAGCAGCTTCTCGACCTAAGAAGTCGTGGCACCGAGGGAAGATATTACGCTTCACACATTCGTCGCATGGCCCAATTAGGACCAGGCATGTGGCACGCATCGCCTGGCGTACGCGCTTCAAGGATGGCCTTCGCAATCACCGAACAGATTACGCCAACACTACTCGCCAGATTGCCGCAACCCGTTACTGCACCCTGAACACCTTAATCTCCAAAGCCTGTTCGCCATTTCCTGTGGCAACAGGCTTGTTTTATAGTGTTTGATGTACGCTCGAAAAACTTTTCAAAAAACTTTGGAATACACCTTGACTACTAGACCTCTAGGGTATATAGTCTTGGTGTAGGGAAGAGAAGCGAAACGAAACCGACAAACGAAAGAGACAAGACCGATGACAAGCTTGACACTTTACTTTAGTGACCGCCCTTACGTCTCGAGCCACCTCAAAGCACCAAAGGGATTTGGCGTATGGGCATTCAGCGAAGACCAACGGGGCAACGACATGATCTTCACGCCATACGCCATGACGCTGACAAACGCCAAGAAATGGCTCAAAACCAAACTGAAGACCGAAGGCGTCACGGGAATTTACACGGTTTATATCCTATCCTGACCGACCGGGGCCTTCGGGCCCCACTGCTTTGGAGAGAGACGAATGCTAATTGCGAAGACAATCCTCGAACAACTTGGCGGATCAAAATTCATTGCGATGACTGGAGCTAAATCCTTTATCACTGATGGCAACGGCTTGCAGTTCAAACTGCCTTCACGGTTCGCACGGGGCGGCACCAACTTTGTCCGGATTACGCTTGAACCTTCGGATTTATACAAGATGGAATTCTTCCTTTACCGGAAGAATCGGGACTTGGAGATGGTAGATGTCATGACTGGCGTTTATTGCGACCAGCTTCAAACGATATTCACCGGAGCAACCGGGCTTGACGTTAGCCTTTGACAAGCCGAAACGCCGAAAGGCGTCTGGCGGTTATACCGCCACTGATGAGGCTTTAAACACGTCTGGAGAGACAACAGATGGATTACGAGAAGATTGCCGAAGATCACCGGGCATACGCGAAAGAATGCGACCAGCGGGCCGCAGAGAGCTTTGAACGGTGCGACACAGACGGATTTCTGACCCAATGGGCAACCGGGCTGACGGCTGAACTTAATCGCACACGGGCTGATATTGCGGACAAGAAAGGGTGCTGGACGTTTTGCGGATTGTACAAGGGCGGCACCCGGATTAAAGCCAAGATCGTCAAGACAGCATACGGGCGGACATGGCTTATTCACGACGATCATTTTGACCTGGTCAACAACAGGCGGTTTATCCCTCTTGCAATGGGAGGCACCAGCCGCATTCAGGTTGGACTCGGGCTGACCGAGCGTTTTGAACTGGCACCCGCCTTCGCGATGATTACAGGCGAAGGGTACGGGCTATCCGGGACCGCATGGGTCGAGGTCATTCGATCAGGCGACAAATGGGGCCTTGATTCAATTCCAGCGTAAAGCCTCACACCATGCCAAGGAGGGCACTATGTGGAGCATACGGATATCGGCGTTTGGACTATCAGTAACTTTCAAGCGGGGCCTACGAGCCTCAAAGGATAAGGCTAAAAATGGGAGTGGCGAAACGAGTAGGATACAACCCCGACAAAGTGCGGATCGGGCTCCAGATGATACTCGACGGGAGTCTGGATCAAAAGCAAATCGTCAATGCCGTCCGGGCGGCAATTCACTTTGTCGATGCCGAAGGCCGGGCGGTAGAACTGGCAACGGGCGACTCCAATCAAGCCCGGAAGGCCTTGGCGTTAAACCGGGGGGACGCCTTATGGCATTCCCGGAAGCCCGAATACTGGTACGATGAAGTCCGGGCTGAACGGCGGGCGCTAAATGACGGCGACGAGGCACTTTACACCCCGCAAAAAAATGTTTTTGCGAAGCCTTGAAATTAGACGCCTAGAAGGCTAGAATACTAAAGGCGGGAGAGACACCCCGCAACATCTTCACGGGAGCCAAAAATGCAGTACTCAGAATTAGATCTTGTCCGAATGACGCCCCGCAATCGCGGGGATGTCCTGACCCAACTTCAACGCCAAATCGACTCTTATATTGAACTCGATTGGTTGACAGACGATGAGGCCGAACATTGTTTATATATCGAACGGCTCGTCCAATTGCTCTGGGCATTGCCCACGCAAATATCTGAGACGTCACCTGTCGGGTATTACGATGGGCGGACGTACCAGTATATCGTTGTCGCGGAATCACGGGATAAGGCTTTCGCCTGACCGACTGGGGCCTTCGGGCCCCGGAATTTAGACCTCAAGACCACAAGGGATTAAGCATGAAACATTTCGCCTACAGAACTAAGGGTGCAGGGCCAACTGACACTATGGGAGCCCGAATTAAAGTCCGCCAAATGGGGCTCAAACGGCTCACTACGGTTCCTTACGACTATGCCATAAACGTATGTCAAAACCATGTCCAAGCGGCAATCAAGGCGCACCGCAGAGTGGAAGAGGAAGACCTTGAAATCCTCGAAACAAGGGATATGCAAATGGGCTATCTGATAATAGGAGTGGTGCGATGAAATTTCGGAGGATCACACCAGCAAGCGGACAGCAAGCTCTACCACTCCCACGCCGAAAGCGTGGGGGACATGCCAATATTCAGCGAATTGCAGAACAGACCGAGGAAATCGTCTGGCACGCTCATGCGATGATTAAGCACCATGGAAGGGTCAGTGTTGGTGGATTATGCCAAACTTGGCACATTACGCCGGGAGGAGCAAGTTATCAGCGACTTCGAGATCTACTCCTGTCAGCAGGCTTTACGCTTGCACAACTCGGAATCGAAGAGAGGGCTCCAGAAGCCACCCAGACCAAGCCAATTCCAACAGGACCAAAGCCTGAACCTGTCGGGGCTGACACCTGTTTTGTCTGCTACGCAGGAGGCTGACGAATTGATTGACGGAGCAAGCTCGATGCACGAAACCGCTTACCAACTGATTGTGGAGATTGAGGGCGGGAAGTGCTTGCGCGAACTCGGAATCTATCTGTCAGTCGAAGATGTCCGGCGGGCCATGAATGCCATCGTGGCGGATCGGCCAAAAGATGTTGTCGCGATCGGCGTCAGGACGGTACGGGTGCTTTATTGGGGCAAGCCTGATAAACCCTACAAGTTCAGGGTCGAACCGATCACGCCACCACGCCGAAAAATAATTTTCAAAAAACTTCGGAATTCCCTTGACGTCTAGACGTCTAGGGAATATAGTCTTGGTGTAGGGAAGACGCAACGGAAACAACCGAACGAAAGAGACAAGACGATGACCGTAGCAACCAAATCAGTCGTTTCAACCGAAATGGCGATGGAATTGATTCTAAAACTCACCCTCAAGCGTAACATGCGGGTGTCAGTTTGCAACGGCGAAGCCATGGTGCTAACAAAGTCAACGGATCTCGAAGCCATCAAAGCGGCTATGTATTCGACCGACAGCGAAACGCTTACCTTTTGGGATAACGAAGGCTTCGGTTCGGCTTCCGTCCAGCAAGGCTATTTGAACCTTGTTCACGACGAAGCTAACGTAGGGCTGGATTGCGTCTCGACGGCATACGGGAAGCCAATAGAGGACGCCTACGACCGGATACTGGAAGTCGTTAAGAGAATTGACGAATTATGCGATTTTCAGATTTGGCTATTCAGCCGGAACTAAGCCGAAACGCCGAAAGGCGTCTGGCGGTTTTACCGCCACTGATGAGGCTTTAAACAACCAACGAAAGAGAGAGACAAATGAACTCAGTAACGACCAAGCCGATGAGCAACAAACAACGCTCCAAGGATGCACAAGAGACCGATGCGTTTGATCGGAAGATGAAAGACAGCAGATTCTGGAGCGACGAGTGGTATTACGCTCGGTGTCGTTTCAATTACGGCCAAGCGATGACGTGCTTGAATTTAGCTTGTGAAAGTAGGAACCCAACCTTTGCTCGGGTCTGGATTATGCGATTTACAAATGATCGGAAAAGCTACATTCAGGCGGTCAAAAACCTCAAGGAACATCCAAAAAAGATCATGCCACTTCCAAACTGACTGACCGACCGGGGCCTTCGGGCCCCGGAATTTAGACCTCAAGACCACAAGGGATCAAACATGGCGGCGAAAATAACGACAGCGGCGACAATCAAAGAACAGACAGGAGTAGCTATGGACGTTCCAAAGGACTTGTACAAACGGTTTAAAATTCATTCCGCAACATACGGAATCAGCTTGCAAGCACTTATGGTGCGGGCAATTTGCGACGAGATTGGTGTCAATGCGGCTCCATATCTCAAAGGGCGGCGGCTCGGGAACAAGAAGTAATTCACCAACGAGAGAGACAAGACAATGAAGAATCTGAACGAAGCACTGCTCTGTTTTCAAGGCAAATCGGTATCAGTCCACAAAAA